ATGAAATGCGGATGTTCGAAACACTTTTCAAGGGTGTGAGTACTCGATTTGGGCTACGAATCGTTGAAAACTCCATCGAAAATCCGCATTTCATCTTTTGTTCATCCTTCCAAAATCTTCGTTTGGGAGGGATAATTTTAAGATTCCCTTTTTTTTATCGACGTCGTCATTTGGGCCAGCCTATTCCAACTAGAGTATTCGCATCCGGCACGTTGGATGGCGCGCCCTAACGCGCACCCCCGCCGCGGTGCGACAGGACACTGGTGCATGCGCCGCCGTCGCTCTCGGTCGACAGGTGTTTCTGTAGTTGCGTCTCGAGAAACACCATATCGCGCAGCGCGCGCTCGAAAAACGATCCGGATGTGGTGACAAAGGTCTTCAATAGCCTCGTGATCTCGTTTTTATCGTCCAATAGTCGTCCCATCACATCTTGGGGGACGCCACCTTTACTCTCGTAGTGCTTGTACTGTAGACAAATCTGCGTAAAGAGGGCAATGTGCAACTCGTGGATCGCCACTTTCTTCAGGAGTTCGTGTTTTCGGTAGGCGATGATTTTTCGCGCCATCGGCGCGTCCGACAACCACGAGATCCCAGACACCGAGTTCGTCGTGGTCGGGGTTTCGTCATAACAGTGGTGCTCGTGGACCATCGGCGGTTGCGTAGGAACGGTCTGCGTTGGGGAGACGACCGTCGTTACCGACGTTTTGTCGAGATGCTCGCGCTGCTCGCGTTCGTTCCGGTCAAATGGAGCGTCGTACATCGATGACAGAATCGAGAGGAGATTTTCGCTCATCGCCGTAGTCATCGGCGCGGTTTCTATCAGAGTGCTTTATTTTTTTCGTTTGGCGTACTCGAGCAGGAAGGCGTCCTTGTCGGCGTGATACTTTTTGACGTCCTCGCCCATCTTTTTGACATAGGTGGATTTGACGAGCGTGAGTGCGTAGTAAAAAGACTCGATCGGCATGTTGAGGTTGGCGAGTTTTTGTTTCATCTGGTCGTGGAGTGGATCGTTCGTTGGTCGTGTGTATCCGAGTGGTGCAGTCAAGCGCCTGGGATGCGTGAATAGTTTGTATGGTTCCACATCTTCGGCCCCCAAAAAAACGCTCAAAACCCCCGCACAGACCCTCAGCAGTTGCCAATCCGACTTGGAGGCGCGAACAATGGACTCGATGAACAAATCGCCCATCGATTGGTCGAGCTTGTCGGTTTCGAGCACTCCATCCTTGAGTATATTGAAGATGACAAGGGTCTCTTTGTTTCGTAGGATATCTGCGGGTGTTTTGCTGTGACTCGTCCACCATCGATACAGGTGAACCAATCCAATGAGTGAGCCCACTACGACCCCCGTCGCCAACCCGAGCGTCGAAAACACCGTCAGCAAAACAAACACCAAGGCCACGATGCTACCCGCATTCACGACCAAACGACCGAGGCGACTCTTTTTGGACAGGCCCTTCTCATTGAACGTACCGGTCACAAAATGACTGATCGCGGTAAGCAGACTGAAAAGGCCGTGTACCGTGTGTTCCGACCAATTAAGGCGATTATTCAGCCAACGCACTTCCGGGGATTGGATGCGCGCATCGGGCGTAATAACATCCGTACTCTTTTCAGCCATGTACCCGATGGCGTCGATTTGCTTGAATAAAAGCGGTAACAACAGCCCTTTTTCGGTTACGTCGGCGATTTGCTTCATCGTTTTCTGCTTATCCAGTTTCGCCTGCTCTGTCTTCGTGGTGGCGGTCCCGCTCATCGCTTTCAGCATCCCGATCAGCCCGTCGGCCGTCCCACGCATGACATCCCCCAAGAAATTCACTATGCCACCTTGCTTGCGAATGACAGAAAGGTTCTCGAGGCTCACGCTCGATTTGATAAGCACCTTCTTCTCGACGATGCCGAGGACCTCGGCTGGGGCGTCGTCGGCCATGCGGCTGGCATCTTCCATGAAACGGTGGCCATCCTCGATTTTCATTTTCTGCATATTGATTTGGAATCGAGCGATTCGACTCAATGTGTGCTCGAGGTGCGTGACAATGTTGTCCGTGTTGACCAGCGTCTCGACGCATGAACGCAAGTCCTTCTCGAACGCATCGACGCACGCGTCAGCGCCGGACACGCTCGCTTCGATCTCGTAGGTTCGAGTGATGTCATCGATCACAAGCTGCGCCAGTCGGAACGAAAGTCCTTCCTGGTGATCGGATTCGTAGGCTTCGTCCGTCGGCACCGCATCGCCTGGAAACAGGATGCCGTAAGTGTCCTCGGGAATGCGAATCAGGTAGAGCTTCTCACTCGCTTGAAATAGTCGGAGTGTCTCCATCTCGTTCACAAAACTCTCACTATAACTGTTCCGTAGACAGTTCGTGTACACCTGTCGCCGCGTCTCGTCCACGTGCGTCAGGTACTGGTCCACCGTGAGCAAGTAGCACTTTTCATGTGGATTGTACAGCGCCTTCACGTCACCGTACATCGGCTTCAGTTGATACTCCTCCCCGTCCTGTAGTTCGCCGACATTGGAGTCGATGACCGTGAGTTTTTTGTAAAACGGCAAATGCGTCTCACATTGTCGCGCAAATCGCACCCACGTTCTATCTTTTGCGTCATCCCCAATAATGTGACGATTCATCAACGAGAACAGAATGCACATATTCGCAAGTTCGTACGAGTGTTCACGATTGCTCTTGAATTGGGCATTGACCGCACGTGCGATGCTCTCAAGCGCGTCTTTCCTCACCGCAGGCTCGGGTACCGACACGGTCGCGACGGAATGATGATGCAGCATGGCACGGGCACTCTCGGTAAATGTGACGAGACCGTCGCTGACTAGGAACCAATTCCTCTTCAAAAAGGATGACATCAAATCACTCTGAGTAGGCCTCTTACTCTCTGGTTTCTTGGAGTCCTTTCCCGCCATAATATCCTCACGTGTCTCGTATTCGCGCTTCTTGCCCTCGAAGAAGGTGGCAATCGGCCGGAACACCCCACTTAGGATGGGCTTGGGAGGTGGGAACAAAAAGTCCTTCGAGGATGAATCTTTCGAAACATGCTTGACCAGCATCTTCATGGATATGATGTAGTGAATCTCACCGTCACTCGACGTGGTGTAGGCATTCTTGCCGGTACGCTTGACGCCCAGGACGTTGGTTGCGTATTCTGCGAGCGAAAACGCATTGGGCTGCAGCACGTCGGCGATTTCTTTGACATTGGTGGCTTTTAGTTTCTCCATCGTCGTCGTGCGAATGAAATAATCCTCGACGTCGGGATGGTCGAGTAAAAACGACGAGTTCTTGTGCAGCAAGCACTTGGCGTTGACGTACACGTACTTTTCGTGCACGACCCACGGGATGGCCGGTTTGTGAATCTGATAGTAATGCTCGTCCAGTGGTTCGCCTTTGTACGTCCTCGCGACGATTTCGATCGAGCGCCGGATGGATTCGTCCGTGTCACGGAGCGTGGTGAGGGACGAAATGTATTTGTCGTGTTGATAGTCGTTGAGCAACTTGGTGCTGTAGAACAGGCCGTTCTTGACCGCCAGTTTCCCCGAGTACGTAAGCGCCGTTTTCATCAGCCGATTCACGTCCGAGTTGGAAAAATTATCGGCCTTCAACCGAGCGCAAATCTCGCGGAACAACTCCCTCTCCTCGTAGTAGTCGATACGCACCTTGTTGTAGGGCTTTTGCAGATACAACTCGGGGCTCGTGCGTCGCTCGCACTCCAAGTCGCACTGGGGCTTGATGTCCTCCTCTTTCTTGTTGAAGTAGGGGTCCTTGCAGAATCGGTCGTCGCTGTTGTCCACGTCGAGGTTGATGGCCTTCCGGACGCTCAAGTCGAGCAGACGCTGCATGTCCGTCGTGTCGGGCAGGTCGATGAGCAGCTGCGTGTCGAACCGCCGCAAGATCGCCGCGTCCAGGTTCCACGGGTAGTTGGTCGCGGCCACGACCGCGACGTTGGGCGCCGATTTGATGCCGTCCATCATCTGCAGCAGCGTGTTGACGGAGTTGGCCGCGAGGCCGGTCGTGTCGTTGCTTCGATCGGGCGCGATGGCGTCCATCTCGTCCATGAAAATCACCGAGATGAACTTCTTGCCCCTACAGTCGGTTTGATGCTCGCACGCCTTTTTAGACGCGCACGTAAAGAGTTCCTCGATCTTCTTCTCCGTCTCGCCGACGTACTTGCCCTTCAGATCGCCGGGCGACGGTGCAAAGTACAGCACGCCGATCTTCGGGTCCTCCTTCTGCAACTCGTTCACCGCCGCCTTGACGATGAACGTCTTACCCGTCCCGGGCGGGCCGTAGATCAGGATTCCCTTGGACGCCTTGGGGTACAGGTTGGGGTACATCAGCGGAAAGATCAGCGACGACCGCATGATCGACTTTTCGCGCATCAGTCCGACCACGTCGTCGAAAAAAATGCAGTCGCTCGACCCTTTCTTGAAGACGAGTGGCTGCACCTTGACGCAGATGCTCTCCCAGTTCTTGAGTTTGTCTTCGTCGGCGCCCGAATTGGACGACGACTGACCCTTGACCTTTCCCTTGAGCCCCTCGATGCTGTGAAAGCAGCACGACTGGATCTTGGCCGCGCTCTCGATCCATCGCATGAAGCACGCCTTCTGCTCTGAATCGGTTGTCTTGTCACTTTCCACTGTAAACACCGCGATCAGCCACTTGAGCGACACGGCGCAGCACGAAAAACTCACCAACGCGCCGTGAAACTCGCCCGCGCAGTAGTAAAACTTGGCATTGTTGAACAGTATCTGGGCCTCTTGGATGTTTTCAACGATGGTTCTGTTGAGGTCTTTCCCGCAGATTCCATGGGCATCTGGGATGTTTTCGAAGGTCTCCATGTTGGTTTCCGGACACTCGGGCGAGGTGCAGTGACGGTCAGGCACGGCCATCGTCGGTGCATCGTTCCGGTCTGCAGTAATATTTTGCACGACCTGTGCTTCTTCGAGCGTTTTTGCGCGCGTCGGGTCCATTTACGTATTATATAAAAGAAATAGAAATGGAATTCGCGAAACATTTTCCGACGCACAATCGACCAGACCGATTCGAAACGTACGATTTCACCGAGTACAGCAAGTACCACGGCGTGTTGAAGCGCGTGGCGCGCAACGCCGAGGACATCATGTCCGAACACTCGCTCGATAAAGTAAGGATCATCGCCCTCTACCCACCCGACGAGCGCGTGACGATGGACCGGTGGGTTACAACCAACCAGGCGATGTGCGAGGCTGCCCGCGCCGGTCGAAGCGACGTGGCTGCGATGTTGGCCCCACCCCCACCTGCCGACGGGGGCGATCGGCACAACTCGAATCGAGGCGCGATGCCCGACTACCTCCTCGCCGACGGGTGGATGCCCGACTACCACATCGCGGAACGGATGGCACGGCAGAGGGCGCACGTCAAGTACCAACTCCGAATGGCGCGGGCCGCGGCGGACAAGGCGAATCGAGAGCGCCGGTGGACCGAGATCCCGGTCGTGCTCGGCATGACGAGCATCACGGTGCTGGCCGTCGGCGCGACGATGGTGACGGTGGGCGTCGGGGTCTTCGTCGTGCCTTACCTGGTGACGACCCAGGCGTGGGTGATGGTCTGCTCGAACCTCACGAGCCTGTTCCACGTGCGATGCTTCGTCGCGATCTTCCGCGGGTTCGGGTTGTTTACCGATGGCGAATCGCTCCGGCTTGTGGATAAGTTCATTGGTGCTACTACACAATTGGCTGGGCTGGAAGACGCAAAGCGCGTCCAATTGGTCCAAGACGTTTTTGCTCGAAAAAGCGACGATTATTTGAAAGGGATGTATCCTGGCGCCGAACCGGTCCTAAAATTCTTTGAATTTATTCGCGACATCGTCTATGCCAAGGAGATAAAGACCATGAAAAAATTCGAAAACTTTCCGTCGTACGTGAATGATTTGTGGGATTCTGGCTACATGCGACTCGCTATAACGGCTCTGTCGATCGGACAACGCGCGTACACGACGGTGCAGATGTCGCTCGAGACCTTCCGCAAAGACCCCGATGCTGATTCGATGTTGATCTACAAGCGACTCTGCCTCGATCTGTCCGCGTCGCTCGCGGCCGACTCCGTGTTCCACGAGGCGTCGCGGTTACTCAGCGCCACGGGGACGGAGTGGCTCGATCGCATCATGGCTACGGGTGGGATGACCAACCTGGGCTTGTTCCTGAGGGATCCGTCGGTACAGGACGAGCTGGTAATGTTCGTGAAGCATCCGATCAAGGACTACGCGACGCGGTCGATCCGGGGCTTCTTCGCCGCGTGGGAGCCTAAAAAGCCCGAGCCCGCCGTGACGACCGAGCGCATGATGGCCAACGTCGAGGAGGACATCCTACGCCGTCGCAAGTACCGCCGGGAGGGGCTTTCGGACGAGGACATCGAGCGGTTGCTCGAGCCGCCGATCGACGACAAGAGCCCCGACCGGTACAAACTACTGCCCATCCGCCGGCTCAAGCATTTCGCCCGGAAGTTCCGCGCGTACTCCAAGAGCCCCGCGACGCTGGTGAGCGCGCTGTCGGCGGTCTTCACGCTGAATACATTCATCGGTAAGATCATCGGCGGGGGGCTGATGACGCTGATCGTCGACTGGAGACTGCAGTGGACTCTGCTCCGCACCGTACCGGGCGCGATGCTTGAGTTGGTCCCGTCTGGTCTGTTTCACCACAAGCTCTACGGCTTGTTCCCGAGTCTCGCGGAAATCGCGACGTTCTTGATCCATATGTTTGTCGGCACCGACGAGGTCATCGATTACAAGCTCAACGAGAAGAAGCGGGCGCTGGTGTTCAACCTGATCGTCGATTTGAATCGCCTGCTCGGTGAGATTTACGGCGAGTTGGCGTCGATGATCCGCGACAAAGCGCGCGGCACGCGACTGCAACAGTACGTCGCGCGGTTGAACGACTGCGTCCTGGTGCGCGTCTTCACGCTCGTGTGCAACTTTGTGCACGCGGTGTACGAGGCCGTCGGGGTGCCGTTCCTGGTGTACCACGCGACGAAAATGACGCCGGTCATCGATCTCAAACTGGGCGCGCTCATCATGGACAAGGAACGGATGGTCCAGTTGGCCGAATACGTGAGTCTCACGGCGCACAACGCCATCAAACAGTTTCAGTCCTTCGAGTGGGGCGCGATGCTCGCGTCGGTGAAACACTGCTTCGACTACGCCAGGGCCATACATCGTGTCGTCACGTTCATCGACGCGAACGGCTACATCCAAACGACCCCTGTCGACGAAACACTGGTCGGAACGGTCGTCACGTTGCCCGACGAGCGCGGCCCACCGAACGAGCCGGGTCCGGTGGACGCCCAGTACATCATCACAGCATTCGACCCGAACGCCGCGTCCGTGGAGGTGGTGCGGTTGGACCCGAATCGGCCGTTGTTCGACCGACCCACCGGCGGGAGTGACCTGCTCCATTACTACGTGAATCAGTTTCTGGGCGAAAAACCGAACGACACACCGAGCATAGGTGCGTTCAAAGAGTACCTGCTGAAACGACGCTCCAACAGCGAGTCGCGTACGTACCTCGACGTGCTCATCAATCAACTATTACAGGAAGTGCATGGAATGAACGACGAATGCCTGATGGACCTGATGCTTCGAGTGCAATCGGCGACCGCTAACGACCCAATCGAGGGTAAGACCGTGCAGGCGATGGCGCTGCTGCAAGATAGCTCGAAGCGTGTGGGCGAGTTTGCGGCGGAACGTGGACGTACCAAAAGAATCGTCTCGGTGTCGGAGTTGATCACACGGAATCCGAAGATGGACATCCCGAGCCTTCGGTACAACCACTTTACTGGGCTTTTTGATTATCGAGTGGTGGAGGTCGAGGCCTTGGAGTATTTCAACATCCAGCTACTGGCCAGCGTGTCGGCAACGGACCATCAGATGAGCGATGTGGAATTTTGGACATCGGTCGGCGACGCGAGTCAACAAGCATCGGCGCTGTCCTCCCTCTACGCGACGACCAAAGCCGAATTGAAGGGCTTTGTCGACAATTTGGAACACGTGATCACCGACATCAAGCAGCTCTTGACGGCGACGGATGGCAACCAACTCTCCAGACTCAACTACTTGGGATTCGACCACGTGCGGTTCCGCGTAATCACGAATGGCCTGAAAGTCGGAGTCGGTGACAATGTGCAGGACAGCGACGGAAAAACATGTGTCATTCGTAAAATTAACTACGAGGACCCGGGAAATACGTACCAAGTCGAGTATCCGAATGGCGATTTGTTATGGACTGCTGCATCGGGCCTTCGACACACTGGCCTTTTCCCCACGCTAACCAATGCGCAACGAGCCGACTGGTTCGATGCGCTGAATGTCGATGTGTACGAGAAAATCGACGATCCAACCACCAAGATTTTTGCCAATAAGAATGAATTCGGATTCTCGGGTGGTAAACCCGTGGACATGCTAACGGGGGTTCCGGTGGATGGACGCGCGTACAGACTGGTCAAGACGCCAACGACTGAAAGTGAGATGGATCGGTTGCTGTGCACACCCGAGGCGATCAGCGCGCTCGCCCTTTCATCCGTACCCGAACTGCAAACCACCCGGGAGGCGCTTTCGGATTTTACCCGCAACCACCTCGCGTCGAGCGTTCTGCAAACGATCGAGGAGCAGCTTTCGCAGGCGAAAGGCCAACATTCTTCGGCCGAGACGCAGGCATTGGCTACATTCGCATCCGTGCTGTCGTCCATGAAAAAGAGTCGATACCTGAGCGATTCGCTGCACGATTCGCTGCTGGCGTTTCTGCAACCATCGCACTTGAAGCCGACGCCGACCATCACCAGCTTTTACGATGACCTGGTCAAAGAGATGGAGAGCGACAAGAAGTTTGGAGACGACCTCGAGCGAAAAACGGCGGAAGATTTGGATGAGTTTTGGTCCAAGCAGGGATTTAAGGGTGGTCGGCTGGTCGGGAAATTGAGGGAGGGTGGGCAATATCACACCGCGCAGTCGATCCAGTCAAAGTATTTCAAGAACCACGAATCGGAGGACATCTTTGCCGAGTACAGTGGGCTTGGGACCTCCTTACAAAACTTAGTGGATGCAGCCAAGAAGACAGATACCGACCAAACGTTGGAGAATCGGCGGGAAGCTGTCGCTGATTTTCTCGCGCGGCGAGGTCGTTGGTTCGAATTGAATCGGACTGTGTACCGCCTCTTTCGTGCCAAACTCACTTTCAACGAACTGGACCGAAGCGTGCGCAACCTGAACAATCACTACCTCGAGACCGGGACCGTCCTCGACACGTTCAAGGAGCGCGTCACCGCGTGGAGGCAAAGTCAAGCGACCCGTAACAGCGCGACGACGGACCCCCCGATTCACACGCCGAAGGAGGACGACGCAACCGACGACACGAGTGCACCGGAGGGTGAGGGTCGCGTGCAGCCGACGGGCCAAGACCCGCCACACGGTGCACAACCACCACCACCACCACCACCATCTGATATGAAGGAAGCAATGCAGGACACGGCGCAGCGGGCGAAAGAGGCGCTCTCTGAACGGACGCAAGAGAAGATGGAACAAGCACAAGAACAAAAGAGCACGCTCGACGAAAGCGAGGCGCTCGAATCGTCCCAAGAGCAAGCGTTGCAGCAACAGCTGGCGCTCTCGTCCGCGTTTGCGACGGCGTTTTCTAACCTAATCGACGGATTCGCGCGGCTCTTCAACACCGCCACGCCCAAAGTCAGGCCGATGGTTCCCACCGCGCCCGTTCCATCCAACGCCCCCGACATCACCGAAGAAACGAGCGAACAGTATTGTCGCCAGATTCGAGATGACTGGTTCATGGGAAAGCGTGTTGTGAAGACGCTGCAAGGTGTAGCGCAGCATGAAGCGGCGCGGTGTGCGCACCGGTCGCTGATGGACCAGTTCATGGGACCTGGAATGGACTTCCTCATCGGCTGGATGCTGCGGGTTGCGATACCCGCCGCCCAGGGGATCGTCGCAGCTTTGGCGACGATCGGGGCCGGGGCCGGGCCGCTCGGGGCGGTCCTGGGCGTACTGAATAAGATATTGAGCGCATTAAAAATGCTCGTCCCTTGCATGCCCCACTTTTTCGCGTTCATCGCCTACGAATACATCGAAACGTTGAGTCGAAAAGAGGTCCATGGTCCCGACATCCTGAAGGCCTTTTTTGGTGTGTATATAGTGCATGCGCTCCCCAGCCTTCAGCCAAAAGGATGGACAGATGTCGGATGCGACTTCGCGTTCAAAAAATTCGGATGCAGCATGGAAGACATAAGTGCAGCGGGTTTCAAGTTGGTCAGGGAGATGAAGCCTAAATACGACGGAAAGGACCCGAATGAATACAACATCCACGGTTACGTGAACGAAGGCTACCAACCGACGATGTTGGAGATGCTAGTCATGCTCACGGCACAGGAACCGGATCCGCTCGCGGGTGATAAAGAGGATACACTGAAGCGCATCGTCGAGAAGGCCCGCAGTGGCAATCCGCTCGACTGCGACGACTATCGGAAACTGGACGCTAAGATGTTCCTTCGGCTGATGGTACGCATTCCCCAGATGGCGAACGTGTGGGATTATATCAACTGTGGCGTGTTCGGCCGGCGCAATCCACTCGGAGGGTTTCACAATTGGGGTGAAATCTACGGGGCCATTCGAAACGTACGGATGTGTGTGAGTCTGTTCTCTGGAACACTCACCAACGGACTTCCGTTTCTAAGCCGGGTCATCGCGGAAGTGATGGAGAATCCGAATCTCAGAGAGTACCTGCTGGACGAAATACTGGGCCAACCAAGTGCGAAAGGTACGAGCAACGTCAACGTCGGGCGTGACCTGTTTGACCAGTATTTCGACGACCCACATAGAGGCGACCTTGCTCCCGCCGTGTTGCAATCGTTGCGCCATTTCGTGGAGATGATCATGACTCTCTTTATCAAGAACGTCTTGTCCAAGATATACCACGCCCTTGGCCCGCCATGGGGTGATATGATGATTTCCTACTTGGAAACCGCTCTTCCGGGCTACCCCTGGCACTTGGCGAAGGACACCGTAACGCCGGGACCTTCGACCGCCCCGGTCCCGCCGGTGATCCAGACCTATCGGAACGACCCCAACGTCTTCAACCACCCGAACGAGGACGTCGCGAATGGGTTCATAAGAGATTTGTTCAAAGATATCCAGAAGATGTCGCTACCGTTTGAAAATGAAACGCATAGTGCCATCGTCGACAATATCGCGCTTAGCGGCGTCGTGGACTACACACGCGCGAAAGACGCCCTGAATGCGACGCGCGACTTGCTGTTGAACGCGGACGACGTCGATGGAAACTTCCAAAGAGAGTACGGAACCATCCTGCGCAATTATATCAGTCGTTTATTGGCGGTCGACGCGTATCGGCGGAACATCAAGCAAGAGTTGGAGGCACATGCATTACTGAACGTCAAGCTCGCATTCGACAGTAAAGACGAACAAACCTGGAAGTGGTTCCAACCGTGCGAAACCACGGACATCAGGGTGGTGTCGGACGAGAAGGTCCGCTGCATTCCGATGCAGACACACACAGGTCACGTGAACGACGACGCGGGTCATCAAAAGCGATTCGAGGATGCGTTTCGAATGGATGGTCCCAGCCAGTGTGCGAGCATCGAAGACTTGGCGGACTCGCTGGTGCGCTCGGGCTTTTTCATCTGGTTTCTCCAAATTATGGTTGCTAAGGAAGATTCGTTCACCAAATCCGAGTTTTGCAAACTGCTCAGTGATTTCGGGGTCAAAGAAGACGATGCGGTCGGCGGTCCGATCCATCGATGTGTGAACGCATTGACCGAGGACACTGTGGTCTCCAAGCGCCTCTCCGTGGCAATCGATGCGAAAAACAGCGCTCTCAGTGTGGCGACCGAGGCGTTTGTGCGCGCGCAGTTGGTGATAGCGGCGAACGACCACGAGTACGCGGCGTACTTGTACTCAAGGTTGTACAAGGTCGGGGACTTCAAGGAGTCCCTCCGACTGTACGACGCATTCGACTCGCTGAATCTCTCCGAATCGAACGGAAACGAATCGAACGGAGATCCATTCAAGGAGGCCCACTACCGCGATGAGAGAGAGCAGGTTCTAGCGGTGCTTAAAACCCCCACCGTCGCGCGAGCCATCCGGGCGCGACTAGTTGCGACGCTGAAGCGATGGGAGCAACGGAGGTTTGTTGTGCGACTACCCGACAAACTGTTTGAAGAGGATCAGTCGTTCCATGTTCAGATGGACGACCGGTCGTTCGACCTGCGAAAGCCCACCGTTCGGCTGGACTATGTAAAGGCGAAGAATCCGAACCGAACATACAACGAAAACACGGTAGACCTGACCAAGTTGACGAACAAAAATGGATACTTTTTGTACGCAGACCACAAATTCGGAGTCAGCGTCGGTCGCATCGCACCTTTGAACGATTGGCTATGGGGGCGTGCACATAAAACGGACGACAAATACAGTCCAAAGAAGACTACACCTCCACCTGAACGTCCTGATGAACCTCCCGCGGAAGCACCACCGCCGTTGTTGTACATCCCCATCCCCTGTCCGAAGAACGACAAGTGCAATCCACTTTGCATGCACGAGAATGATTGCCAAGTGGATGCGACGTTTGACTTTATACGGACGATGTATACTCGGCATGAAAGCCGCGATGGAAAGAGCGTCCTGTACGTTCTCAAACCCGACGAGGCCTATCTCGACGCTCTGCTTGTTCAAGTCAAGAAGTGGAATTGTCAAGAGGAGTTGAAAGATTACACTGCCGAGAATCTGTGGGATGACGTGCATGCTATCATCCGAACCATCCCAGGTGATGGGCTTGTCTTCGACAGATTGAAAAAGGCGGCGAAAACAGCAACAACAATGTTTGGATGGGATAGCGGCTATCCAATCAAAAAACTCGTCAAGAGCTTCGAGAAGGTTCCGAACCTCCCAGACCGAATCGGGTTTTCCATGTCGGATACGCGGGTCATTGGAATGGCTTTTAACGACACGAGCGGGGATATTTTCACCCGCATCGACGACCACATTTTGGATGAAGAATTGGGCATTGTGCAGGTCTTCAACGCAACCAACGTGTAGCTCGTTTGGAGTCACTTTGGACCATGTGGCGAGCATAAATTGCGCAATTTCGAGGCCCGCTACTTAACGATGAAACAGACCATGCTAGAGTACTCCAATTTGGGGAAAATTGCACACTTGAACTCCACAAAATCGAAATGATTGAAGGTCATTGTGCCAAATTGCCCAAACATGAGTACTCACGTATGGTCTATTTCATTGTTAAGTAGCGGGCCTCGAAATTGCGCAATTTATGCTCGCCACACTGACTTTGGACCGACATCGATGCGTGTTCTCTCAACTGACTAGATGCTGACGGCTAGTAGTCCCAGGACACGACGGTTCGACGCGCCCTTCGAGTCAAAGTGTGTCCATATTTACCCCTCCCAAACGAAGATTTTGGAAGGTCGGACGAGCATTTCAGAGCGCTTTTTCGAAGCACTTTTCAACGATTTGTAGCCCAAATCGAGTACTGTTCGCACACCCTTGAAAAGGTCTTACCAGGGGAAACGCATTCTGAAATGATCGTCCGACCTTCCAAAATCTTCGTTTGGGAGGGGTAGACTTGAGTGAGTGGCCGACGCTTGCACGTTTAGGGAAGGCTCTTGATGCGACTGAGTTGACTCAAGTAGAGGCGGATTTTTTCATTCGCGCTTTGCAATAAATTGGCATCTTCGGCGTCCAAGGTCGCATCGGATGAGAACGCCAGGCTTCGTCGTATCGATCGCGTCTTCGATGCGTCAATCTCATCCAGTTCTCTCACAATCCGATCGATTTTTTCGTCGATGGTTTCCTCTCCACCGTCCTCCGGATGGGGCTCATCGTATCGTAACAGCAGTCGAGCGTAGGTCTTTTCGGCTGTCTCGGCTGGCATCGTCAGTTCGTTGCGACAATGGTTCATCGCATCGAAAAAACTGTGCGGTTTGGATTCGGGCACGACCGACACACGGCGCTGTACAAACGTTGCGCCACCATCGCCTCCATTCTTCACGCGATAACTGTACTCGGGGTCGATGAGTTGCTCACGAAGCGATGCATCCTTTGCGATGGCCGTGATGCTTGGTACAACACAGGCTGGCCGAACCACCCACTTCATTTTCATATATATTGTGCATTTTTCGATAGTACGGCATCGGATTCTCAGTCGCAAGCATTGGTGCCAATTTGGTGGCTCGTTTATGGAGTCGCTCGCCCAAACGAAGATTTTGGAAGGTCGGACGGTCGTTTCAGAATGCGTCTCCCCTGGGAAGACCTTTTCAAGGTTGTGAGTACTCGATTTGGGCTACAAATCGTTGAAAACAGCCGTCGGCAACTAGTCCCCCTTTTTTCAACAATCTCCATTTCGAACATTTCGACAAAAACTGCAACCTGGACTCGTGATTGGAGCTTTTGTCGAAATGTTCGAAATGTATGCTCCCAAACGAAGAGTTGGGAAGGAGGAACAAAAGATGAAATCCGGATTTTCGATTGAGTTTTCAACGATTCGTAGCCCATATCGAGTACTCACGCCCTTGAAAAGTGCTTCGAACATCCGGATTTCATCTTTTGTTCCTCCTTCCCAACTCTTCGTTTGGGGAGCATAAAGTCAGTTGAACGTGAAAAACGTCCAAGGTCCGTATTCGCTGGCCAGTCGCCCCCAATAGAGCCAAGACGGTAACGAAACGTAACGAAAAAAAAAGGAAAACTATACAATGAACATATGGGCGTTATACGTGGCGCTCGCGGTGTTGCTGGTAGTGGGATTTTTCATGCTGAAGACTGGCCAGGTGCCGACGCCGAGTGCACCGCGATTTGGGGGAATGTCCAGCGGACTGGACACTGCGACCATCTCGTCGTTATTGAGCGACTTTAACGTAGGGTAGTTGCGAGAGATGACCTTTGACACGGCTGGTACGACGTCAGTTAACAGTGGCAAGTTACACTGGTAACTTTACCCCTCCCAAAGGATGTTTTCCTACCCAAATCATTGCTTTTGTTGTTATCGAGTTTGCTTATATACGACTTTCATGCCATTCCGGATGTCATCTTTTGTTCCTCCTTACAAAATCTTCGTTTGGGGAGCATAATTTTTGACCGATGCCTGAAAGTGCGAGTGCTCTATTTGGGCTACGATTCGTTGAAAAGTGCTTCCCTGGGAAACTCATTCGGAAACGTTGGTTCTGCCTTCCAACATCTTCGTTTGGGGAGCATAAACTCTAACCCTCCCAAACGAAGATGTTGGAAGGAGGAACAAAAGATGAAATGCAGATGCTCGAAGTCGAGCCCGCTGCGCATCACCATCATTATCATGACGTGCGTCGCGTTTCCGTCGCGGGACGAGTTGGTGGCAACTTGGTGCACCGTAAGCTGCACGATTTGCGCAGTTCCTTCGAACGGGGGTGATGGACGACGCGTCCATCTCTAATGGTCCATTTTATTACCTTTTCAGGTCAGGGGGTTTAGTACCCAAATACTTGCTTTTGTTGTTATCGATTGTTATCTACATTTTCATACCACTTTCGACCGAGGCCCGAAAGCGCGACTTTTTTTGCTCGCCACAATGGCGATGAGAATGAGTCGATCGCACATCGTTCGAACTCGGCGTTGGAGCACATCGACCGGTATGGCGAACAAAAAATGGCGCAATTTCGCACCCACTACTTAAAGGAGGAACTTTCATACGTGAGTTACAATGGACACTAAATGATTGAAAATCAATGTGTCGAATTGGCCTGATTGTTGAGTACTCACGTATGCAAGTTCCTTACCCATCCCAAACGAAGATTTTGGAAGGCGGAACAAAAGGTGACATCCGGATTTTCAATTGATTTTTCAAGGGCGTGAGTACTCGATTTGGGCCACGAACAATTGTATGCTCCCCAAACGAAGATGTTGGAAGGAGGAACAAAAGATGAAATCAGGATTTTCGACTGACTTTTCGATGGTTCGTAGCCCGAATCGAGTACTCACACACTCGAAAAGTGCTTCGAAAATCCGGATTTTATGCTCCCCAAACGAAGATTTTGGAAGGATGAACAAAAGATGAAATCCGGATTTCGAAGCACTTTTCAAGGACGTGAGTACTCCATGTGGGCCACTGACCATTGAAAAAGTCAATCGAAATCCGTATTTCATCTTTTGTTCATCCTTCCAAAATCTTCGTTTGGGGAGCATAGATTTCATCTTTTGTTCCTCCTTCCAATATCTTCGTTTGGTAGGGGTAAATTGAAAAATTAATTGAAAATCCGGATGTCACCTTTTGTTCCGCCTTCCAAAATCTTCGTTTGGGATGGGTAAATGTCGCAATTTTTTGTTCGCTACATGGACATCGACTGGTTTGAGCACGCGCCGACTTGCGCTGCGACCGATGCCACCTGCCCCACGCGATGGCTCGCTCACCAGGCTTGCTGTAGCCGATGCATGGCGTGCAGCCACTGCCAGCCAGCGCAATCGGTTTGTTTGCGTGCGCACGCGTGCGTGCACGGGTCCTGTGGATTTGCAGGGGCGCGCGCATGTATTTACTCCTTGCGTGGCGGAAACAGGGCTCCCAGGAGCGTGTGCACGCTCGCACGCACAACCTTCATCGCATCGTCAACTATGTCATCACGATGTGTTGGGTTTTATGGGATGGCGTGCCATGTAGCGAACAAAAATTGCGCAATTTCGCACCCACGACTTAACGAAGGAACTTTCATACGTGAGTACTCAACAATCAGGCCAATTCGATACATTTCTTTTAAATCATTTTAGTGTCCATTGAAACTTGGCCTGACTTTGAGTACTCACGTATGAAAGTTCCTTCGTTAAGTCGTGGGTGCGAAATTGCGCAATTTTTGTTCGCCATAACGATGGCGTGAGTTTATAAGCCCATCTTGCAAATAGTTTACAAATCTATGCTCCCCAAACGAAGATGCTGGAAGGCCGGACCAACCTTTCCGAGTGCGTTTTCCAAGCACAAACGATTCGCATCCCAAATCCAAGAAGCGCATCCATCCGAAAAAAAGCAGCGCATCATCTTGTGATATGTACGGACATGAACATCGGACAAACGGTCGAACTAGCAGGATGATACGCGGTGTCAGTCGACGACTTGAGGGGTGCAATGCGGTGACGATGATGCGTTTGTAACGAAAACGGTTGTTTTAAATGGAAGTTTCGAACGAGTCGAACCCTCCACCGACGTCGGCCGATGCATCCGGCGCTGTGCACGCGCACACGCTGGCGGAAAAAACGCGAGAGCTGCTTTACATCATCCAAAACCTGCCGAGAGAGGCCAGCACGCTCCAAACGGCGATCGGCGAGTTGGAAAGCGAAATCGTTTCGGAGACCGAGCTCCAGGCCCTCGTGAGCGCCGATTTGAGTTGCTTTCAACGGCAGATCGAGGGGTTTCAGGAAAACTATCTCGCCTATGTCGCGACGATGTCTCGACTGAGCGCGTTGTTTCGCAGCCGTCTGCGGCAGTTGGTCGCCGTGAACGACGACGCGATGAATCAGTCGGATTCGCTGCACGTCATGGTCAATGCCACGGTCAGGCCCGAGCTGTGGCAGTGTATGCTCGGCCTGAGCTCGGAGATGGCACGCGTACGCTCCCTACTCGACCAACGACGCGCGCTGTCATCGCGACCGTTGGCCGTGTACCTGAGCGACGTCGTGGCGACGACCGATGCGACGGCCGCTCAAAGGGCGCATCTTGCGGGCAATGCATTCGGTGGCAGTCCATGCGGTGGCACTAGTGGACGCGACGCGAGTGCTCTGTCGACCGTCGAGCACTCGGACGTCGTGTTCGGTCTGAGCGCCGTCCAGTGCACGATGACCCGATGTTTTCACGACATGGCCGAGTTCTGGATCCACCTCATGAACTGCAAGGACGAGTCCAAGTTGATGATCGTGCTCGACAAGTCGGTCAAGCAGCTGCTGACCCACGCGCACACGCTGCTGCTGCATTCGCCCATGACGATTCAGGCGTTTCCGACGACGACCGACGCAGCCAGCTACAGCGGTTCCGAGCACCACGCCTTCATCGAGCAGCACGTCAACCGCCACGTCGACCTGTGGAAGTACAACGGCCCGCGCATCAGCGCGTACATCGTCGAGCAAATCCAAACCGCGCTCGTCGCCTTCATCCCGCCAAACATGCAGGCGCTTCGCCTCAAGGCCATCGCCCCGGGACAGACCGCGTTCGATGTCCACGTGGCGGCCAAACTCGCCTACGACCTGAGCGCCAGTGGTGTGCGGATGCTCTCGTCGTACAACGAGCAGGCGTACACCCACAGCGTCGCGCTGGTCTTCATCGAGCTGCTATTCGCGTATGCGTCGATCCTAGAGGACGTGGTGGTTCTCCACGCCTCGGTCGCGCAATGCGCCACGGTCGGACCGAACGCGCGCGCATGCATGCTCAAAATCGACCAGCGCTTCACCGCGATTCATCGTAAATTCACGCAGATGTGGACGTCGCAATTCCGCCTGGGAATATCGATATGCAGTGGTAGCCAGACCGGCACGCCCTCCAAGTCGATGGAAGACCTATGTAGCGCCTACACGCAGGCCCTCGATAAGCTGGAAGCGCTGACGGATGTGCAGACCTTGGATGAGGCGCTCCCACAGAGCGTCGAGTATCCGTTCACGTCGCTGTTGACACGAATGGCCGCATGCTTGCCTTACATTAGGCTCGGCTGAGTCTCATTGGGTCGAGCAAACACTGCCAAAAAGTCGCACTTTAATGCTCGGTCAAACGATGCACGAAAAAGTACATCTACGTTTTTCATGCGTATTTTATGCTCCCCAAACGAAGATTTTGGAAGGATTGACAAAAGAGAAATCCAGATTATCGTCGAATTTATCGATATACTTGTCAATGGTTCGTAGCCCAAATCGAGTAGGTACTTGAGTACTCACGCCCTTGAAAAGTGCTTTATTCGAAATCCGGATTTCCTCGTTTTTTCCTCCTTCCCAAATCTTCGTTTAGGAGGAGGGATAATTTTACCCTGAACAGTTTTGGCTCGCCACGTTTCTCGGATTTGGGTGAACCACTGAAACGTGACTACATGCACACCGGCATGTTGAGCATGATAAATAAACGATGCATGACTCGTGTGAACATCCATAACACCCATCACAAAGACAGGCGTGCATCATGATGCATGGTGTCTGTGTAATCTGTGTAATCGTACACGCCCACCGTACATGGCGGGTGTGAATACACATGGTCCTACCCTACACAGAACACAAAGCCATCTACGGCGAGAGTCTACGCGCGCATCAAGTCTGTACAAATGCGCGAACGAAACGCGTCGTCATCATCTCCTTCGTCGGACGGGGGCGGACGCCCCTTCGCCTGGTTGTACTCTTGTGCAAAGCGCATCAGTTGCCGCTTCGACTGGTACTCGGACGCCATGCAATCGTCGTACGACGCAAACGGTGGGTGCGGGCGGGTGCCGTGGAGGCGGCCCATCGCACCGGCAAACGCGACCGACCCCGGTTCCACCGTACTTTGGGCGATGTGTCGGGTGGCGTTGATGACGGTCAGCCAGCGACGCTTGGCAAAGGCCAAGTACAGGCGCTTGTAGAGGCGATTGGCGCGCGGTGGTTCCCACTCCGATATGCCGATGGCACGAATGCAGAATCGGGCTAGCACCAGATGCGCATGAGGAGGTATCAGCGCGGCGCGTTGCAGAGAGGCCTCACGCACTTCGTTGGACGCGTCTCTATGTGGCGAGTCGACATCGAGATGGCACAAAATGTCGGCTAGCAAGTCGGGGACAAAACCCGCGCCCATGGATGGAATATTCGACTCGACGAATTCGAGCGTTTCAGTCATGGCCGATGTATCCACCTCCTTCCTTTTCACAAACGCGAGTCGGTGTGCTAGATAGTCATCAATCAGCGGATAGTGGCCATTGTCTTCGTGGTGGTCATTGTCTTCGTTCAAGTTGTAATCGTCTGAAAAAATATCATACAATCCGCTTTCGTTGACCACAACAATCGAAGGTGCCCATGACCGAACGTTCGGATAAAGCCAAATCTCCGCGACGTGTGGTATGGTCCGTCGTATTTCGCCCACAACGTCTTGCAAGATCCATTCGGGAACGTGGTCACGGTGAGAAGGCAAACTGGAGGGCGAATAGTAAGTGGCATGTTCCCAATAGAATGGTGCTTCCGCCAACGTTAGTTCTCGAATTGAAAAACAATCGGGTGCATACTTTTTTCGAGAACTAAGCTCTATAAACCAAGCGTTTACATACTCTCGTAGAATGGGCACGTGCGCAGAAGATGTGTACAACAACATTCGTGTTCCTTCGAATGAGCCAGAGCCCCACTCGTTTTTATTCATGAATTCATGAAAGTGGGTGCGGAACGAATGCGAGGCGCTTTGGTAGACGGCGGATAACAGCGCATCGTCGTCCATGTGGTCATGGACTGCGGCTTGGTTATGCACAGGGTCCTCTGCAGACTCGGCACCTCCTCTTGTCGCGTCTCTGGTCGCGGGTCTCTTCATAGTCCGACTCGCCGGCTTTTTCCGCACCGGCGTTTTCATTTAGAAATTGTTTTTTTTTACATGATGATGCGACGGTCGAACGGCTGGTCTTGGTCCTTTGCCCCGGTTCAACTTGGCCGGGTTGTAGAAATACCATCGCACCAGCCGTGTTAAAGAGCGTGCGTGCGAGCCGTGTTAGTCGACATCTCCGGATGATGCATGACGATGTGCATGTCCAAGTTGAAGTTCGAGTAACAAGATGATGCATGACGATGTGCATGTCCAAGTTGAAGTTCGAGTAACAAGATGATGCATGACGATCTGTCTGTCCAACTCACAAGATGTGATGATCGCATGACGATGTGTCTGTCAAAATACCATCGCACTAGCCTTGTTAAAGAGGCGTGCGTGCGATCCGTGTTAAAGAGGCGTGCGTGCGATCCGTGTTAAAGAGGCATGCGTGCTATCCGTGTTAAAGAGGCATGCGTGCGAGCCGTGTTAAAGAGGCATGCGTGCGAGCCGTGTTAGCGAGGCATGCGTGCGAGCCGTGTTAGAGAGGCATGTGTGCGAGCCGTGTTAAAGAGGCATGCGTGCGAGACGTGTTAAAGAGGCATGCGTGCGAGCCGTGTTAGAGAGGCATGTGTGCGAGCCGTGTTAAAGATGCATGCGTGCGAGCCGTGTTAAAGAGCGTGCGTGCGAGCCGTGTTAGTCGACATCTCCGGTCACAACTTCACAACTTGACTCACAAGATGATGATCGCATGACGATCTGTCTGTCCAACTCACTCACAAGATGATCGCATGACGATGTGTCTGAAGAAATACCATCGCACCAGCCGTGTTAAAGAGGCGTGCGTGCGAGCCGTGTTAAAGAGGCGTGCGTGCGAGCCGTGTTAAAGAGCGTGCGTGCGAGCCGTGTTAGTCGACATCTCCGGATGATGGCATGACGATGTGCATGTCCAACTCACAACTTCGAATCACAAGATGATGATAGCATGACGTTCTGCCCGTACAACTCAACTTCGAGTCACAAGATGATGATAGCATGACTATCTGCCCGTCCAACTTACAACTTCGAGTCACAAGATGATTATAGCATGACGATCTGTGTGTCCAACTCACAAGATGATGATCGCATGACGACGCGTATTTTTCCGACCCAAATCATTGCTTGTTGCGCTTATCGATGTCGTTTATCTACGGTTTTCATGCCAACTTTGACCGAGGGCTGAAAGTGCGACTTTTTGGCTCGCCACACTTGTGGTGGTCCAACGGTGGTGGTCCAACGGTGGTGGTCCAATGGTGGTGGTCCAATGGTGGTGTTCACCGTGGACGACCCCGTGGGATAATTCGACTTAACGACAGAGTTGAAGTGTAATAGAGACCCCACATGTCGTGCTCGGTTTGCTTCGACCCGTTCAACCGAACGACACGCGCCGTCACCCAATGCCCATACTGCGCGATACAGACATGCCGAACGTGCCTACAGACGTACCTGCTGACCGATATCGGCGATATTCCGCGCTGCATCAATCCCGAGTGTGGCCACGGGTACAGCCGGGAGTTTCTCGACGGGGAGCTCACGCAAGCGTTCCGCCTGAAAACGTACAAGGCGCACCGAGAAAAGGTCTTGTCCGACCGAGAGCGAGCGCGGTTTCCGTCGACGCAAGCGGACGTGCGTGCGTATCTCGCTGCGAAAGCGCGAGCGACGGTTCTCCGCGAGGAGATCGCGGCGTTGAGCGCGCGCATCTTCGAGCTGCACGCCGAGTTCATTCGAAGGCGCACCGTCCTCCTCGCCGTCCCCAGCGTGGACGACGATGCGCCGTCGCACGGCCACGCCGACCGTCCGACCCTTTCGACGACGTTCCAGTTATTCGACCAATACGTTGCGGCCACACGACCGATTCACCGACAACGACAGGCGCTCCGGCGAGAGTTGAATCCGCTACGACGCACGATCGCGTCGTACGGTCGTTTCATCAACGCGCGAACGCGACTCGCCCAAGACGCGACGACTCCGCCGACGAGGAATGAGTTCATCAAGCCGTGTCCGTCCAACGAGTGTAAGGGCTTCTTGAGCACCTCGTGGAAGTGTGGGCTGTGCGACGTCTGGTCTTGCCCAACCTGCCACGAGGTCAAAGGGCTTAGTCGAGACGCAGCGCATTCCTGCGACCCCGACAAGGTGCTGACGGTGCAGTTTCTGGCGAAGGTCGCCAAAAGCTGCCCGAAGTGCGGCGTCCAGATCTGTAAGATCGAGGGGTGCGACCAAATGTGGTGCACGAGCTGCAACACGGGGTTCGACTGGCGGACGGGCAAGTTGGCGAACGGTCCGATTCACAATCCACACTACTTTGAGTGGCTGCGGTCGAGAGGCGAGGCTCCGCCGAACAGCGCCCAACTGGTCAACTTTGGCGATTGCGATGTCGTCACCGACCGTGCCGTCGCCGAAGCGCTACGCGGCACGGCCGATGCGACGGAGCCGTTCCTGCTACAGACGTGGCGGCTGATGCGGGAACTGCAAGACGACCGCGGCTTTCGAGTGCAGACGGCGATGGACGAAAAATTTCGGCAACTCCGCGTTCGGTACATGGCGAACGAGCTGACGGAAGCGGCGTGGAAACGAACGCTGCAACGCCACGAAAAAGACGCAAACTTCCATATGGCCAACAACAACGTCAAGGACGTGTTTGTCACGGCGTCCAGAGACCTGATACGCAACGTATTGGATCCCGGCGCCGACCTGTCCCTCGTGAAGGAACAGCTGGTCGCACTCTTCGCCTACTGCAACGCCGCGTCCGATGCGGTCTCCAAGCGATTTATGCGACGGGCGCGCGTGTATGCCCTTCGAGCGCCGAACGACCGGCTGTGAGGATGTGTGTCTTTCGAAATCACACCATGATGATGATGTGTTTGTCGATTTCAATTCATAGCAAGATAGATGCCGATGTTCCTGTCGAACTCACGACGGTGATAGCCGCCGCACGATGCGTCTGTCTGACTTCAACCTTCTAAGTTTATGCTCCCCAAACGACGATTTCCGAAGGAGGAACAAAGGATGAAATCCAGATTTTCGACTGACTTTTCAACTATTCGTAGCCCAAATCGAGTACTCACGCCCTTGAAAAGTGCTTCCTTCGAAATCCGGATTGCACGGTCGGAGTCGCACCATGCTATCATCATCTACATTGTCATGCTATCCACAGTACGATGCTCTACGAAATTGGGAGATGAATTATTAGGATTTAAACTCTGGTGTAGTGGTCATCGCCGTCTTTTTTCACTGCATCTACCAGAATATGGGACGTTGAGTCGGTGTGTAGTACGCATTTTATTTTTTGGTTTTTTTTTCCAACATGGAAGCCTTTCAGATAGCAGTTAGTATTATTGGGCTTGTTTTGGATGAACACGGCGCTAACGCATTTCTCCAGTTCGTGGCCGTTATTGTTCGCATTATGTCTGATGCACTGCTGTTGACATTCAATGGCATTTCCCACACTCAGACCAACCTCTTTTCCACCCGGTGCGATTGTAAAGCAGTTTTTTCCATGTCTTGTATCCCACATGGCTCTTTCTAGTGGAGGAGGCGGAGGTGATGGGGATGGGGAGGGGGGCGGGGGTGGGGTGGGGGTGGGGGTGGCCCAGGTGGGCTCGCTTTCTTGTGGTATTTGTTGTGGACAATGTTGTGGGCAATGTTTCATCATAAACTCACGATTGAAACCATAGCAAAATCCTGACCACGCCCAACTCACACAATCGCGAGTGTTTACGTCTACTGACATTTAATTTATGCTCCCAAAACGAAGATTTTGGAACGATGAACAAAAGATGAAATGCGCATTTTCGATTGAGTTTTCAACGATTCGTAGCCCAAATCGAGTACTCAC